ATGGCGCGAGTTTCGTACTGCCCCATCCACACGTTATTTTTGACCAAAGCCGGCATCGAAATCGTCCTGATCTTTATTATTACTCGCCGGCGCACCACCGGCGCCTCTTAAACTTTCTCCGTGCAAACCGTCCTTGGCTTGTTTACGCTTGGCCGCCTCTTTATCCTTAATCGCTTTATCGGACTTCGCCAACGATTCCTTATAAGCGTCCAGGACAGAAACTGCATCCGCCGTATCTTCCGATGAAACCAATTTGGCCGCCAATGGAGATTGCTTTGAAACCCAATCCTTGAACTCCGGACTTGACGCAATCTTACGGGCGTCAGGATGCACCTGATAAACACCGTCCCAAAATTGCATCGTCTTCAGTTGCGACCGGATGCCTTGAATTTCCACGCCGGCTTTTTCCTGAATTTCCTTGACGACCTTTTCGATCATCACTTTCGCAACCGCGACCGGGGCTTGTATCGCTTCGGGATACTCCTTAGCAAACTCCGCCACTGTCATTTCTTTTCCGTCCACACCGATCTTGGTGTTTGCCACTTCCGGAGATTTAATCAGGTCATTTATCCAATTCCCCTGTTCGGCGGTCTGAACCGGCGCTTGCGCCTGCGCCTGGACTTGCGGCGTTTCTTTCGGCGCGGTTTCTACCGGAGCACGATTATTCGCCAACTCTTCCATCCGCTCCTGGGCAGTCTTTGGTTTTTCCTCAACCTTCTCTTCGGATTTCTTATCACCATCAACCTGAGTTTGTGCGGCGTCATCCGCCGGCTTATCATCAGTCTTTACCTGCGACACTTCTTCTTTTTTAGGTTGATCAACCTTTACCGCTTCATCGGCAAACCCATCTCCGAACGATGCATCGGACGCTTGCTCTGCGACTTGCACATCTTGTGTGTTCTCGTCTGGCATTGTGTCTCTCCTTATTTCAGTTTCGTTTTTATCAAAATGTTACGGAACCATTATCACAACCCAATCGTTTGTGGTCGTGCCGCAAGCGATCCAAGCTTGATTCGTACCGCCTTCTTTGCCAACCAGGACTTGACCGGCAAAAGCGGGTGTTTTCGTGGTAACCGTTGTCGTGGAATTTGTATCGGTCTGGGTGATATACGCAACGGTCGTTCCCGACACATCGCCAACTATGATCTGATTAGCCAAGAGACCGTCCAAACAATTCAACTCTGCCGCAGTTACCGTAACTTTAGTTCCTTTAATCTTAACATCACCGTCAAAATTAATCTCGCCCGTGTAATTCTTATTACCACGTTCGTTCCCGGCAAAAACCAGACACGCAACCATCGCAAACCCAGCAACACAAATAAGTTTCTTCATGACTCTTTCCTTTCCTCTGTTTTTATTACAATAAGCCGCGCATCACTCGATGCTTGTTCGGCCAGTTTAATACCTTCGATCACTCCGGCCTTAAACCGGAAGTCGGTTTTATCATTCGCCACTATCGGGTTGTGCTCAAGATCAAGACGCACCCTGTTTTTTTCATACTCCAAAACTTTCAACAACACTTGCCCGGAGCCAGTCTCATTCAGTCGCACCAACGTAAGAATTTCGTCATCCGATAAAATCTTTTTTAAATTCATTTATTCTTTTTGCACGCGTTATATCAAAAGCGAGACATTTTGTCAATCAAAAAATACAACATCTTGAATAGCGTCATTTTATCTCTACCTTCTGTTGTGGTTTTGTTTCCTTCGTTTCCATATCGTGTATAACTTTTGCACGTTCTAAAGTAAGTTTTTCCGAATCAGTCTGCACCCCGGAAATCTTCGCTTGCGCATCGGCATTTGCGCGCTCGGCCTCTGCGTTCAACTTTGCGGTCTGCGCCTGAACAAGCGGATCAGGTTGAACAGCCTGCGCCTCTTGTTGTTTTTCCTGTTCAGATTTAACCGCCTGTTCCGAATCCATATCTAAAGCCTTGGCGATTTCTTCCAGATACCAACGCACCTTTGATTCAGCCATCAGTTCTGGACTGGACAATACAAGCGTCAACATGCTTTTGAGTTTTTCAATCCGCTCAATCCGATCTTGGTAACTGGTAAACCCAAGCGCCTTGACGATGTACGAACCTTTACCTTTAACCGTGCTCGGATCCTGCATGTTGTAATCATAGAATGCTTCGACAAGTGGCTCGATCAGCGATTCGTCGTTATTTCGTATGACCTGACCGATGTACTTTCCGGATTTTTCCACCTGCTGTTGCGCGACATACGCGCGCATCTGCGGCTCTTTCACGTCCAAGCCTTGCGTCAACTTCGGGATCAACGTATCCATGTCGGCATATTTTTCGGCAAGCGCAATCAGATTGAGCAACGATTCCCCGACATCCGGAATGACGATCGGCATGATGGCTTTTTTCGCATCATCGCAATCCTCGGACGCATCAATTATCATTCCGGGAGTGAGTTCTTTTAAATCTCTTTCAAGATAACGACGTTTCACCACGGTGATTACATTCGCGGACAACTTCTTATTATCTTCATACGCCCTAATTGCTCCATTGAGAATGAACTGCGCATTAGCCGCGTTATCAGCAACTCCAATCGCCCCTTGTCCGTCAAGGCTATCTTCCCACACGCCGCGGAAGAAGGGCCGCTCGTCGGCCGTCGTCCGCACATATCGCACAACCTGGTCGCCGGCCACACAAACCATGACCTCGATTTCGTCGCCTGAATTTTCCTGCTCATTGAATACCACGCTCGGAACATCGCCAGCGAACACTTCGGCCTCGAACGCTTCGACCGTCCCGCGCGGAACACGACCCCAGAACTCCAAATATAGGATCGTGTTCTGACGGAATTTTATGTCGCGCATGGCGGGAGATAGCGAGGCGGGATCTTGTTCGGGCTGTTTCGTGCCAGTGTCTGACTGGCCGGCGCGTGAAATCGCTGTGTCAATGTTCGCGTCAATGTAAAACGGGCGGCCTTTTTTCTGTCTCAACCAGAACGGAGACACGAGTTGACGATGAATACATCCGGCGCCGGCTTTGAGATCATCGGTTTCCATGTCGCGGAAGAAATCCCATACCGGAATAAACTCCCACCCCGGAGCCATGTTTCTTTCCGTCACCTTTTCAAATGATTTATATTCAACCGGCACGTGCCCAACATCGGTTACTTGCGCCCCCAGCTGAAGATTACTTTGCCATCGCTCCCGCTTGACTTCGTGGACGATGAGTTTTGCAATAGTTTCGCCATAGACCGCTTCGGATAATACATTTTTCATCAGCGCACGGTCGGCATTGCAGTCAAGCAACTGCTGTTCAATCGTACGCCGCATGTCGTCAATTGTTTTCTTCGTCTCTTCCTGGGCATCCGGCGGCAGTTCTTCCAGCTGGATGTCGTCCCAGGGCGAGGGCTTGAGCATGAATGGAATTTTCCCGCCGGCGAGAAGCATATCAATCACCAGCGCGCAAGCCGACACAACTTTTTGCTTGGTAACGTTGATGAAGGTATTTGACCGCCAATCTTCGCCTTCCTTGGCTTTCCACTTGTATTCGCTGATACCCCGGAAAGCGGCATTGTTGGAGTTCCATTTATCTTGTAAGACAGAACGATTTTGTTTCCAGTGGGTATAGAGATTGGATATGAAGGCGGCCAGATCGGAACGATTTAAAGATTGTTGTTCGCTCATAACAGAAAAGCCTAGAGTTCAGTTCAACGCTGAAGCTCTAGGCTCTCTGGTATGAACGTTTACACGTTCGTTTCAATCCACGCGCCGTTTTACGGCGCGACTATTCTTAAACGCTCGTCTTATATCAAATCTGAACGATGTTGTCAATGATTTTATCTACCCTTTTTCTTGCTACTTGTCCCATTAAGCGCGGAAAACGACGCAAGGCCAGCGGCTCTTTGCGACGCTCTTTGGCTATCAATAAAAAATATTTTCTTCCCTCGGGCGTTTTACGCAACGCCGCTTCTGCGGCGGGAGTCCGACAAGAGTTGACGCGCATGTATGCAACCAGAAGCGGATCGTTCACGACTAGGGTATTACCGTAATCTTTCATAGTCATCTTCATACCCTCTCCCTCCACGGCCATCTTTCCATCCCGGCCAACGCGCACACCAACGCGTGAACGGCAGGATATAATCCTAAATCCGACGCGCCCAGCGTCGTTTGACATTGTCGTATCTGGTCCAATATGACCGGAGACGGAGAGTTGAATTTCAATCTCTTGTTACTTATCATACGCCATAACACCGGAACGACAGCGCCTTCATCTTGCCATGGGATTTCAATAAACCCTGGCGTCGGCTTGATCATCTCAGACCGTATTGTCTGGAGTAAGTACATCCGATGTGTCGTCTCGTCCTGGTGATAATACCAGTACCGGCAAAAATACTTTGACCAGCACTCATTAAACCAGTTTGCCACCCCATCGTACATTACGCGATTATTCTCGACGACCGGATCCACGCAGATAAAATCCGTATCTTCAAACATGGTGTACGTCTTCGTGAACAGGTTGTAGCCTACCAAAACCGCATGACCTTTTACGGATTGACCAGTTGAAGTTCGGACCGCCACCGGCCAACATACTCCGCCACGGATAAAATACTCGCCGTTGAGAGGATTTGAATCATTGTTTTCAAACCGTAAGACCACAACCTTGCGGTCCGGTTGATAATGTTGTTGAGTGGGTGTTTTTGTTGTCATTGAAATTTCTCCAATTTATGCCATTTTATTACTTCCGAAAAATAAACGTATACTTGCGCGCTGTTTGCTTTCGGGTTCCGAACCTGAAATCTAAAATCTAACATCATCTGCGTCTATCTCTATTTTCATTTAATCACCTTTCCTAATTAACTATCCCCGCTCCATCTGCGTTTGTAACGTGCATCGCCACCACTTCCGCCGGCTGTCCCGCGAACTCTCCGTCTATTTCCTCCCGTTCTTCGTCGGTTGCCTCAATATAATCCACGACATCAAAAGCGGCATACTCTTTCATTGTAAATATCCGTTAATCATTAAAATATGCCGAGATATACAATTTTTAACAACACAATTCCTGTTAAACCGCACAATTCGAAGTTTAAAGTTTGAAGAAAAACAACAATGTTTTTTACAGAAACGATATGCTTCTAAAAAGGTTGAGAAAAAGAACGGGTGTCCCGATGTGTCTCCTGCTATTGTGTACCTTTTACCTCCATCAATTGAACGCTCTACTGTGTAAATCCTATTCATTCTTCCGTGTTTATTCTCCCGTATATGTATACGTCCGATTTTAACATGAACGCTTTCTGGGTTAATATCAAAACCGGATTCAAACTTATTTATTTTCACTTTAAACAATCCTCCAATGTTCCTTCCTTCATTTGGGTTATTCCGGCCGTGTTACCAACTGGACGTGCCATGCACACATGACACGCATCGTCGACTTGATGGTCTTCCAGTGTTGTTAAAATCTCCTCGGGGTCATGCGGGTCAACCTGCATCAACTGAATCGTCCGGATGAAATCCTGGCAACATGGATAGACCACTAACATCGGCATCTGTCCGGATATCACCCGTAAACGCTGATGAAGTTGCCTGAACTTTAACACCCTGCTCGCATCCCCAGGACTCATCTGAAGACCGGCGCCGGCGAACACCTCGGCCGTGGATGGACCCTGTCCGCCCCCGCGATAGTCTGCCTTCTTATTAAAACAGGTCGGATCGCAAATCCGCGTGATATGCCGGCCGTCTATCCCTTGTTTATGTTCATGTGCAATGATTCGCTCGGCAATCTCTTCGTCAGTCTGCCGCAGTCCAATATCCATCCCGCCGGGCATGGCGCCGTAAAGTTCTGTGAACCGATATAACCGGCCGTCGTTATCCACCCACCACCATCCAACCGAGTACGGTTTACCAAACCCCCAATCAAACGTCATATATAACGGCGCATTGGACGGCACCGGTAATGGTTGAATAACATGAACATTCGGATTAAACGCGAACGCTTGTTCGGTGAACACGTCCCAGCGACCCTCAACCCATGCAAGGCGCAAGGGTTCCGGTAAGGTATTCAACATATCCCAATACGACGCCGGTAACGATGGGTTATCACTTGGTAAAGCTTTAACAAAGATAAATTCGCTGGAAACTTTTTGTAATTCCACGGGAAATTGACGATCAATCCAATATCCCTTAACCCATTGATGCCCTAATCCGCCTGGATTACTTGTGGCAATAAAACGCGTCGCCGCTATCCCCGGCCAACGCAAGGATCCGCGTAAGATGTTAAACGTATTCAACGAATTTTTTGTCAATTCATCCACGGCCACAATCGCGAATTCAGATGATTGATACTTTGAAGGATCGTCCAAGTTGCGTAACGCAATAAATCCATTGCCATCAAAGAAGTGAAAACCGAATCCATCGGTTCCGGACGACCGCACATCGCCGAGTTCTCGCGGAAACTCTATGTTGATTTTACTCACCTGGCGGTCTATAAGACTTGGATAATCCTCGCAAAACAATCCGACCTTGACGTTCATTAATCCTTTACGCCGGCATTCCATGATAAAATCCAGCAAATACCAACGTATCCAAAAACTTTTTCCGGGACCCCTTGAGCCCCCAAATAGCGTGTACTTGTGCGTATCTGCGGATTCACAAGCCTTTAATTGTTTCGGCCACCACTTAATTTGTAACTTTTTTTCCATCGGTCAGTCGTTTCGCTTCCTCAATCTCGGTTATTGACTTCATGTTCGGCTCCCATTTACTATTCCGCCCAACATACACAATCGTCGTCTGCCCCCCGGTGTCCCCGGCCACCTTACCGTCCTCGCGGTCCATTATCACACCAGCCAACGATGGCGACGGCTCATTCATCTGAGCGACAAACCACCTGATAACCACGAGATACTTCATCGACATGTGTTGTGGCATCTTGCGTAACTGGTCGGCCAGTATTCCTCCCTTAAGCGCCTCAATGATTTGCGCCGGAGTCATTTCCGAAATGGTCTTAATGACCTCAGCCCAGGATGTGCCACGCTTCGGAGCACCGGCCGGATTACCGGATTGACCGGGTTTAAACACCGTAGGACGCGGCTTGGGAGTTCCTGTTACCTTCCTGTTATCAGGAGTTTTAACCTTTTTTCCCTTTTTCATATCTTTTCCTTATATTCGACGCGTTGTAATACCCTTAAAACCTATTTAAACGATACGCTCCTCACTGGTTATCCCCTCTTTCTTATCCTCCCCGAATATTTCATTCTTATCCATCGGCACCTTAGTCCGGGAACCCATCTCAACCCCTTCAAGACCAAGGTTTTTAACCAATGAAAACTCAATAAAATCGCTTACAGACATACGT